GTTCGCATCGGGTGGTGTCGATGCGCAACGGCCTGCTGCTGATCGCGGCAATGAACACCGGCACCAAGACAGTGACCGGGGTCACGGTGGCCGGCAATGCCGCAACGCTGGTCGGTGCGGCCGCGGGCAACCCGGGCTACCGCCTGGCCGTCTATGCCTACGTCGCCCCTGCGGCAGGCACACCGGACATCATCGTCAGCTACGACAGCGCGGCGTCAGAGAACGTCGTCATCTACACGGTCAACGTGTCGGACGTGAGGCAGTCCGGCGGATCGTGGCGCACTGTGGCGACGTCGGCGCCGAGCAGCCCAACCACTGGAGTGAGCGACGCGGCGACATCGCAGAGCGGAGACCTGGTCGTCGATTTCGTGTGCGGTGCCAGGCAGCCGGCACCGGGGACCGGTCAAGACGCGCGCGGACCCTGCAACTACCCGCCAGGCGTCGGCATGTCGTCGAAAGCGGCCACGGGCAGCAGTACGACGATGGAATGGACGTGGGCCAGCACCAGCAATCCGGCGACCCACGTGGCTTTCGCGCTGATCGGGGATGAGACCGGGTCTCTGCCACCGCTGGGCGGGCCGTCGCATCCGCGGGGGAAAAAAAGTTGGTGGCTGGGCACGGTGACGAACCCTCCGGAGAACTACGACGCCAGCGATCAGGTGGCATATCCCGGTGTGAGCGCCGCCAGCGACAACACGTCGAGCGGAGCGTGGGTCGCGGCGCACCGTCACGCAGGCAGGATCACGCTGCATGAGGTCTACGTGCACAGCAACACCGCGACGGCAGACACCACGGCAAAGCTGCGCCACGAGTCCACCGTCATCGACACGATCACGTTCGGGGCCGGTTCGACCGGGCGATTCGCCAACGCGCTGAACTACCAAGTCGCGACGCCGGAGTGGCACGCGAACGAATACGTGCAGCGCGGCGGCACCGGGGTCGTGGGCATCAAGGGCTTCGGCTACGTGTTCGAGCCGGACGGCTCGAGCGCTATCAGCTACCTGGGCCACATGAGCGACGGGCAGCCGCTGATGAATGCGGCCAGTACGTACAGCGCTTACCCGCACGGGCACAAGGAATTTGTGTTGAGCGGCGATACGCCGTTACCGCTGCCGCTGGACCTGACCCTGCGGTATTGGTGGGCCAGTCTGATCGACACTGCCGGGTTCAGCGTGCAGATGCAGAGCCTGAAGAACGGAGCAGCGGGCGTTTTCGCCACTACATGGGCACCAACCGAGGGCGGGATACGGACGGACGTAGCCAGCAGCCAAAGCTACGCGCGCGGCGATACGCTGTCATGGCGATGGACGACCGGCGCCGGCTCCGGCACAGAGCAAATCGCAGCGTTTTCCGTCTACGGCGAGAACGCCGACGGCGAGTTCTTGCTGCTGACCGGTGACTCCGACTCAATCAGTTTTGCGCTCGGCGGCACGTACTTCCTGGCGCCGGCGGGCGAGCTGAACAGCGTCACCACCGAATCCACCGCGCAGTTCCGCGCGCCCTTCCGCATGACGGCCATGAGGCTGTTCGTGGACATGCTGGACAACAATTTCACCAACGAGGGGCCGAGCACGAACAGCGAGGTGGTGCTGCGGGTGAATGGCGCAGACTCTGCACTACGCATCACCATTCCGCGCGCCGACACGGGGCCGCGCCAGTACATCGACCTAGATCGCGCCGTACAGATCGAGGAGGGTGACCTGATCTGCTACTCCGTGCGCCCTGGCGGCAGCGCGGGCAGCCCGACGGTTCGTCTTCGCGGTGTTGGTATGGTGGCGGTCAGCGATGGCGGGGCATCCGCGACGGTCTCGGAGTCGGCCGCACTCAGCGACACGGCAGCCGCCAGCACGACGTGGGCAGCCGCGACTGCCGAGGCCGCGGCTCTATCGGATGCACAGAGCGCAGCGTTTGAGTATGTCGGCGCGATGGCCGAAACAGTGACGCTCAGCGACGCGCCCGCCGCTGCGACGACGTGGGTTGCCGCACTGACAGACGCCATGACCACTGCGGATCTGGTGCAGGCCGGCAGCGACATCTACAACGCGTCACTGACAGAGACGCTGAACGCTGCAGACTCTGCGCTCGCGGCCGTACTGTGGAACGCCACCAGTACGGAAGCGCTTGCGCTGCTGGATCAGGTTGCTGCATCGATGGGGATTGACATGCCCCTTGCCGCGCCGGTTTTCGCCCGAGTGATCGGCAACATCCGGGCGCGTCGCGTAGGCCGCGAATCGCTGTGAGTCGCATCTAACACTGGGGCTCTGGTTTTGGACGCGCGAGCCGCGGACAGTGCGGCCGCATGCATGGCATCCAGAAGCTGATCGCGGGCGACTCGCTCGACTTCGTGACGTCGGTAGAGAAGTACCCGGCGACCGACGGGTGGTCGCTGAAGTACCGATTGGTGCCGCGATTCACTGCGCCTGCGCAGGCCCCGATCACCATCACCGCAACAGTCCACGACGTCACCGCATACCGAGTGCAAGTCGGGCCGACTGTCACGCAAGCATGGGCGGCCGGGCGGTACAGCTGGGCGAGCTGGGTGGAGCAGGCAGGGCAGCGCATCACGCTGGAGCAGGGCGGCGAGCTGACGGTCGCGCCGGACCCGGGCGCTGCCGGCCAGGGCACTGACGTGCGCACTTCGGCCGAACAAGCGCTCGAAGCCGTGTCGGCGATGTTGCTCGGCAAGGCCACTACCGGCGTTGAGAGCTACACGATTGCCGGGCGCACCCTAAAGAGTTACGCGCTGAGCGAACTCTTGATGTTGCAGACCAGATTGCAGGCCGAAGTCATTCGCGAGAAACGCGCAGCCGCGATTGCTGCAGGGCTGCGCAATCCGCGCCATATCGGCGTTAGGCTTGATCGTGCCTAAGCTCACCCTGCGTCAACGCATCGGCCGGTGGATCGCCGGTCAGCCTGCCGCGCGCAAGCCATCGGCCGCAAGTGCGCGCATGTATCACGCTGCACGCCCCAGCAGATTGACGCAGGGATGGCCATCGGTGGCCAGTAGTGCCGACGCTGAACTGTCGATGAGTCTGGCGCGCATGCGCGGGCACTCGCGAGCGCTGGTGCGCGATGCTGGATATGCGAGGCGGGCGCGTAACGTCGTGGTCAACAACGTCATCGGCTCCGGAATCGGACTGCAGGCACAAGTCACGACCGCGCGCGGCAGCCTGGCCGAGCGCGCGAATTCAGCGATCGAGCGCGCGTGGGAACAATGGTGCGCGGCCGACTCGTGCCACACGGGCGGTCGGCTGCATTTCGCAGACCTCGAACGCGCCGCCATGGCGCAAGTGTTCGAGGCCGGCGAGGTCATCCTGCGCATTCATCGCCGCACGTTCGGCAACAGTGCGGTTCCGCTGGCGCTGGAGATGGTGGAAGCCGAGCGAGTGGCAGACCAATACGCCATGGTCGGGCAAGAGGGCGGCAACACCACGCGCCTGGGCATCGAGGTAGACCGGTTTTGCCGGCCGGTTGCCTACTACCTGCACGATTGGCACTTTGCCGACGTTGCGGGTCGCGTCGGCATGACGGCGCCGGATCAGGTGCGACGCGTGGACGCCGGCGACATCATCCATTTGTTCGTAGCGTGGCGGTCGCCGCAATCGCGAGGCGAGCCGTGGATGCATGCGGGTATGCGCAAACTGAACGACATGGACGGCTATAGCGAAGCGGAAATCGTCGCCGCTCGGGCAAATGCCAACGTGTCGGCGTTCATTGAATCGCCAGAATCTCCCAATTCCGACGATGAGGACGCCGACCCTAATGCGGCCCCGCTGATGGCGCTCGCGCCGGGCACGATCGAACATCTGGCACCAGGCGAAAAATTCGCCGGCTTCACGCCCAATCGACCGAACCCGAACATGGACCCGTTCATGCGATCCATGCTCCGCGAAGTGGCAGCGGCAATCGACGTCAGCTACGAGTCCTTGAGCCGCGACTATAGCCAATCCAATTACTCCAGCAGCAGGCTTGCCCTGCTTGACGATCGCGACACCTGGCAGGCGCTGCAGCGTTGGTGGGTGCGGAGTTTCCGCGAGGTGTTTCACAAGCAATGGCTTCAGGCGGCCGTGCTCGCGCGAGCAATACCGGCCATCGACGTCGGCGAATACGCGAACAACCCGACGAAGTTCGAGGCCGTCAAGTGGAAGCCGCGCGGGTGGAGTTGGGTGGACCCAACCAAAGAAGTCGAAGCCTACACGCAAGCGATCCGCGGAGGACTTACTACCCTAAGCGACGTGATCGCCAAGACGGCGGACGGCCGGGATCTGGAAGACGTGATTCGTGAACGCCAGCGCGAACTGCGCATGTTGGCCGAAGCGGGCATCGCGGTCGATACCAGCGTCATCGCCGCTGCTGTGCCAGACCCTTCAGGCCAGGACGGCGACGATGGGCGCGTAGTGCAAATGTCGAGGGCAGCATGACGCATCAGCTTGCATTAGGACGACTGACCCGCGACTGCGCTGCGGCAGAAATCCGCGTTGCGCGCGCGGACGGTGTGCCGCTGCGACTCCAATTCCCGGTCAGCAGCGAGACCCCTGTGGCGCGATGGTTCGGCCTTGAGGTACTGAGTCACGATCCGAAAGCCGTGCAAACCGGCCGAATCGACGCCAAGGCAATGCCGCTGCTTTTCAACCACGACTGGGATGACCCGATCGGCATGGTCGATGGCGGCGCAGTGATTGACGGTCGCTTATGGGTGGATACACATTTATTCGATACCGCGCGCGCTAGAGAAATTGCCGCGATGATCGATGGGGGCTTACGCAATGTGTCGGTCGGCTACGAAGTGGAAGAAATGCAAGAGAACGGCAGCACATTGCTTGCAACCAGTTGGACGCCAATCGAGGCTTCGATTGTGACCGTGCCCGCGGACTACCAACGCGTAGGCATCGGACGCAGTGAGGCAGACGTGAAAACCGTGCGCATTCATCGCGCACACAGCCACCAACCCGCCGCAGCCCGCGGCATGCAGGAGACCACCATGACAGACCATACCGCCAACGCCGCGGGCGCGACCGCGGCAACTGAAGACACATTGCCGGCGCAGCCGCGCCAGGCGCCGAGTGCCCTGGAACTGGAGAACGCGCGACAGCGCGGCATCCGCAACCTGTGCCGGGCGAACAAGATCGCCGATGACGTGCGAGACAACTGGATCGCACAAGGCTTGTCGCTCGAGATCGTCACGGATGACCTGCTGAAGATCATCGAGCAGCGCTCGGTAGGTAAAGACGTTTCGCGAATCGGCCTAACTCCTGCTGAGACGCAGCAGTTTTCGCTATTTCGCGCGATTAACGCTATCACAACGAAAGATTGGAGCAAGGCCGGATTCGAGCTTGAGTGCTCGCGGGCGATCGCGGCAAAGCTCAACCGGCATCACAGCGATCCGCAAAAGCTGTTCGTGCCGATGGAAGTGCAGGAGTGGCAGCGACCGGTGCCAGCGAACAAGCTACCGCC